GACACGGCGATGCTCTTCTTCAAGCGAGCCGTAAACACGGAAGACCGCATCGATCAGGATGACCTGCTCGTCGATTCCACTCGCCAGTTTGCGGGCCATGTCGCTCGGCAGCTTGGCCTTGCGATACGCGACCTTAATCTTCGACGCAGGGATTTGACGCTCACGAGCAATGAAGTCGATCTTGTCGTCGGGTCCGGTATCCAGCACAAGCTGGGTAAGCGGGATCGCCGTGAACATCACGGGATTCAGCGCATCGCCCTCGTCGATATACAAGCATCCCGTTGAAACCGCGAGATCGAGGAACGCTTCGTTCGTCTCTTGGGAGAAGTTCGAGTTCTGAAGAATCTCGAACACATACCCAGTGACTTCCTCAAGCGCCTTGTCCACTTCAGGCCGCTCGTCGGTCGGGACTTCAGAACCCGCTACGAGCTCCGACCACCGCGCAAAGTTCGGCACAAGGCCCGACTGAAGTCGCGAAGCGAACTCTTGAACGCCCACCACCGCAGTCTCATCGAAGATGCGATCAGTACGGCTTTGACCCTGAGCCTGATCGTAAAATGATTCACGCGAGGGAAGGGCATATTCATAGCACTCTTCGAACTTGGATTTCCATTGCTCCTTGATCCGCTTGGCACGTTCAAAGCGCGCAGAGACATTTGCGCCCTCGTCGCCATCAATGCGAACAAGCGGTTCCTGAAGGATCATTGGATTATCCGATCATCTCGCGACCGAAGCCGCTACCGCCCTTGCGACCGGAGATGAGGGAGCGAGCGCCATAAAGACCGCCCGACCGCATCAGCGCATCACCAAGACGAGCCTGTTTGTCTTTCGACCGTTCGGCCTGAGCCTGAGCCTTCTGAGCTTCAAGAGCTTCCATTCGAGCCTTGCGCTCCGCTTCAGCAGCAGGATCAGGAGGGGGAGGACTAAAACCACCACACATGGAGGACTCCTTGGTTTTGCGACCGATGCCCCGGCTCGTCAATGACTACAATGGACCGAAGCTGGCTCGGTTCTTCTTGTTAGGTATGCCAGGTCTATTGAAGACATCATAGTCCCGTCTGGCATTCACGGCAGACATTTGCCTACCGCCAGCAAGAAGGTTCCTGCCTTCGCCCGCACCGATCAGCGCATATTGCAGCGCATCGTGGATGTGGGAGAACTTGTTCTTCTCGGGCTTCTCTTCGTGCCGCTCGCCCCCGGACACCTGCATACGACGATAGGCGTATCCGCCACGGAAGCCGCGCAGGAGATTGACGCACGTCGGATCGACAAGGAAGGCCGCTTGCCCATCGATCATTCTACCGAGGGCCGTCGACACAGCTTCCAAGCGGAGGGACACGTCATTGTTTCCTGCGGGGTAGGCTTTGATGCCCGCCGTCCGCAATATCTGGAACGGGGTCCGCTCATCCGTCTGGGCGCGATAATCCCCGGCGGGGTCTCCATAAACAATACAACTGGAGCCGGGGAACTTCTGGGAAAACTCCATGCGGAACATCTCGGCGAACCGGACGATCCCCATATCCTGCGCCACAAGCTCATGGAGAATCAGCCATTTTCCACGGGAGTTCTGACAGAAGACGGCAGCCGGGGTCAGGCCGAAGTCCATACCGACGATGATCGGCACGCCGGGGATCGGCAGCAGCTTGTCCTTCGCGACATGCACGTCATCGGTGAACATGGGATATACGGGCTTTCCGTCGTTCAGACTTCCGAACTTGTTCAGAACGTACACGTCGATCCACCCCTTCGCCTTACCGCGAATGATGTTGGGGTAGTAGTCGGGCGTCAGGTTCTTCCGGTTCTCCGCCTTCTTGTTCAGTTCATATCCCGTAACCGAACCCTCGCCGTCGCGGGTTTCGATCATGCCTCCGGGCTGCGTGAAGAAGTTCCACGTCGCGGGCTTCACCAACATGAGGGCTTCTTCGCGGGTGACGTGATCCGGCAACGGAGACTCGCCCGCCATAATCGGCCACCAGTGTTCTTCATCCGGGGCGTTGGTATCCGCAATGACGCCATACCAACTCGGCCCACCGTCCTTCATGGACGGAAATCGGCCGACGCGCATGGTGCACGCATCGACGATGGCCTTGGGCAGTTCACGTGCTTCGTTGATCCAGACTCCCGTCAACTCAAGGGACAGGAGCTTCTTCACATCTTCCGGCCTATCGAGCGCAAGGAAGATCACTTCAAGGTCGAGATCACCACGTCGCAACCGATGGGTATACGGCGGCGGATGCCAGAGCATCTTGCCCCACACATCCTCGGGGAACCAGTCGAGCCACGTCTTGATCGTCGTGGTCCGCAACTGCGGGTAGCTGTTTCGCACTACGGCCCACCGAGACCTGCGGATTCCATCCGGTCCCGGCTTCTGCTCCAACGCTCGGCGGAACAACTCAACCGCGCAGCATACGGACTTCCCGCTTCCGACCGGACCTCGCAGTCCACGGAAGAATGAGTTGTCCTTCATAAAGGCTTTCAGTGTCTCTCCGTCCGGGGAGTATTTGAAGTTGATCATCCCACAAGACCTCTATCGACTGCGGCCTTGATCATGCGGCCGGCAACATCCGGTCCCCACGCATCGATCAGCTTGTCGCACTCGTAGTTGGTCAGCTTGTCCTGCGGATAGTACCTGAGATGCACATGCCGCACGATCAGTCGGAGTCTGTCTCTATCGGCTACCGACAGGACGGACGAAAAAGCGCCTTCACTCCCCGCGCTCACTTCTTGCATGTTTAATCACGTCCTTCGCGTGTTCGAGCAGTTCCAGAATCTCTGCGTAGGTAAGGGGCGACGTGCCGAACCAAAGTTGCTGGTTTTCCAGCCCCCAGCCGATCACGACGACATTCTCAAGGTTGCCGCGTGCGGCATCGAGGATATCGTCGGCATCATAGGAACCCGGTTGCTCAACGGGCTCCTTCTGAACCAAACGGAGTCTGACGACCTTGTCGTCGTCGCTCATGCCTTTTTGCCCTTGGCGGCCATTTCCTGCATCTTCTGCTTGCCATACTTCTTGCGCCCGATAAAGGCGGCAAGAGCCTTGGGATTCTTCACACCGCGCTTCTCAAGTTCACCGGTGAGCTTCTTGAAACGCTCGCCGCTACCAAGCGGAGGCTTCTTCTCAGCCATGTCCTGCTTCCTCATCAACTGCGGTGGGGTTTGACTTTTTGGGCTACCGAGGGCGGCTGTTTCGAAAACTGCTTGCCCCGCTTCAGGGCGGCTCTCTTCGCAGCGGTAGTCCGAGCATACTCTTCAGCGGAGAGCGACTTGATCGCCTTCTCGGGAAGATACCGCTCGCCCGTGGCCTCTTTGCCCTGCGTCGAGGGCTTGCCCGACTTGGTACGCCACTTCTGGCGCGTCCATTTGGCGAGCGAGTTGGATGCGGACTTCGCACCCTTATACCCACCGCCAGCCTTCTTGTAGGCCAAGGTGGCAAGCTGGGCCTTGCGGGCAGACCACTGCCCCGGCTTGCCACCCTTGTCCCCGGCCTTCATGCGGGCGACCACACGCTTCCACAAGGAAGGATTCGTCTTGGTCGCCCCCTCGGCCATCTTACTTGCCCTTCGGCTTCTTGGCCGCAGCCTTCGCCGCCATCATCTTCTTGGCAGCGGCAGCGTCCTTCATGCCCTTGGCCGTGTACGGAAACTTCTTACCCTTCACTTCAGGCATATCACTTCCCCTTCGCTTTCTTCATGGCCTGATAACGAGCCAGCAACCGCCGCCCCTTGGCAACGGCACTCGCCTTGTCGCCACTATGCCCCCAAGCCTCAAGGGACAACTTCAATCTCGTAGGCCGACCCTTCTCATCCCGGAGCGGACCCTTGCCCGATCCCATGCGAACAAGGAACGATCCCTTGCGCCGCATCTCCTCGGGACCGCTCGGCGAGCCCTTGACCGGAGCCTTCAGGTTCCCGCCCGTCTCAGCCTTGTACGACCGACGACCAGCCTCATTGAGACCACCCTTCGGATTCTGTCCAGCCTTGCGCTGCCAAAGAGGAGAAGCCATCAGGAACCACCCTATCCACAGGGATCACCAAAATCCCATCAGACCCGATACCCTCAATGCACCGGGAGATGAGCGAGCTTTGAGGGGGAAAAATATTTGTCGGGGTTCTCTCGTAAGGAAAGAGAGAGCGTTTTCGGACCCCCCCCTACCCGTCCTGCTACGACAGGTCGATAGTCACTTTTATCTCGCCGTCCAGTCGGTGATCGACCTTGTCAGGCGCTCGCAAGCCAGAGCGATCAAGCAGATCACGGGATGCCTCGAGCTTTACGTAGTCACTCTTAGCCGTGGAGCTC